AGGCCGCAGCACTGGGAAATGGCGAGAGACCCTCCTTCATGTAATAGATGCAGAGTCCACCAGTGACGATTCCAACAGTATATCCTGCTCCAACCCAACCGGGGGCAGCAGTCTGAACTGGGACGAGGTTACCGGTGAAATAACCAGATGTGTCCTCTGGCTGTTCACTACACATATATACAGCATTGGTCTCTCCTTTCCTGGTGGGTTCGTGGTCCCATTGAACAATCCAAAGATCGTAGGGTCCACCTCCTCCTGCCTTTGCCCAGGAAATACTTGTGGCGATTTTCTGCTTCGCAATCGTTGAAGCACCCCGAACGCCATCGGGGGGCACCGCGTAATCTGACGTATCAGGGTTCGCAGTGACCGTATCAAGCATGCCCTCAACGTCCTGAGGGCCTCCAGAATTAGAATTAACATAACTCATATTTACAAAATTTTGTAAGCCCCACCTGCTTACAACCCCAGAAGAATGCACCATTCTGCAAACTCTGGGTGACGTTTCACTTCCTCCATCTCCAATACATCATCTCCAACATACTGTAACATGGCTTCCAATCGGTGCGCATCCACCAGGCTGGTCACACAAAACTGCATGATCGCCTTCTCCTTGTTAATATACACTGCGCCACCATCTTTAAGACTAATGCGATGGGAGCAAAACTCGAAAAATTCTTTGCCGATATTCACTTGTTTGATTACGCTTCCGTATCTTAGCATTTCAAACTTGTAAGTTTCGACATTAAACGGACCTTTCTGAGAACAGAAGAAATCATCCCCCATAGTTCCCATACAATCAGCCAACTGATAACCACAGTTGGTGATAACTTGATCCTCCAAAATCTCTCTCATATTTCCATTAGAGCTAGAGGTATTGGACTTTCCACTTTGTACTCCTATATCCTGCTCGGCCTCAAATATTATACCATTAGAAAGAACAATTGCCGGACGCGCCCGCATCTCGACATTCAAACACATCATTCGGACAGTTAAAAACTCACTTTTCCTCATTCTCTGCTTGATTTCCTCCATATACTTCGAAGCCTCAGGTGCCATTCCCATCATGATACTCCTTTTGTACACATCCGTGTACATCAGATCTTTCGTGACTCCCCAATCCCACATCGAATTGTCCGAATCACGAGCCGTATCACTAACGGTCTTCACTCCCTTCGCCAAAGAAAACCAGCCTGCTTGTGTAGCTGGCATTCCACTCTTGCTAGTACAGATTTCCCAGTTTTCAATCATCAAGTTATCCAATGGCTTATAAAGCATCTTGTCCACTATCTGATCTA